CGTGTTTTGGGCTTTTCCTCTTTATGACGAATGAGGTGTTTCACCTTACTTCGTTTACTCCAGGCGATGTTTGCCGTCCTGTCTGAATCCTTGAAGTGGGCAAGGATGACATTATGACCAACGATTTCGCAATGATCAATCTTATCGAGATCAATTAGATTGCTGGAATCCAATAAGTCTAGATGAGGAAAGATTTCCTTGCACTGGGCAAATGAGTTGATCATCGTAAACATGCCCTTTGTTGTATGAAAGCGAGGTATGCAGTGGTTGCTTTTGGGGTACGGATACCAGTTGTCGATAAAGACAATGTCTCCGCCCCTAAATGTCTCCCATGCCCCATTCTCTTTCTCATTGACGATCCGAATGCCCAGCATCTCAATATCTCTGCTGTCCATGGCGGTCACCTATTTCTTCAGCTCGGCCGGAATTTTTTTGGCACCGATGTTCGTCTTCACGAACTTCGCCATGACTTTAGCGCTTTTCTCCAAGCCGGCAGAGATCATGCTTGCCGTGGAACGTTCCATATGTCGCTCACCTCCTCCCCTTGAAAGGTATGACGAGTACAGCCAAAACTAAGAGCACTAGTGCAAAAAGCTTTGACATGAAGATCAGATTGGAAGCTGCAAGCAAGACAGAAATAATTCTCCATGCCGGGTAGAACTTTGCGTCCAGCGTCGAAGTCTCGGGGTCGATGTTAGGCGCGAACTGAGCGATCAGGATCAACGCCGCTATAGTGAATAGTAGCACGTACGTTCGACTTGCATCAACATACGGCAGGACGCTGAAAACAGTTGTAGAAAGAATGACGCAGACGGTATGGGGCAAGTGGAATCCCCCGCTAAAAATACGCACGACATTAAACAACACGAGGCATAGCAATGACTCCCATACCATCCCGGTTATTGCACCAACGGACGCGGTCAAAAGAGCCGTCATAGCGAAGTTTAGATATCCTCCGATGGCAAATTCCATGACTTCAACACTGCTCGTGTTCTCTGGATCAGCTGCCTTTATCCGTAATGATATGTTTCTTGACCATGTATCAATCATTTAAATTCCTCCTATGCGAGAGGTAGTAGACTCCGCCTGTAGAGACAAGCGAAAAAAACAAGAGCGAATGGATAAATCCAGAGATATGTCATGTGGAAGAGCAGTATGGCGTTGATACATATAAATACGATCCCGCCCACAAGTCCCAGAGCCAAAACACGGTTCTTACCAGAAAGTATGGGGCTCTTGATGGCGAAGTAATGAGGCGGCCTGACGATAAATGCAAATCCGAGATTCATGTAGAAGAACAGCCAGGCGGTAAGATAAACTGCGAGGATGGTGCTGATCCAGAGCACGTATGTTTCGAAGCCTTCAATTCCAGAGGCAGCTGCGTAGTCCAACAGCCCGGTAACCATAAGAATAAAATAAATGAAATACTGGATAGATAAATATACAAGCAAGCCAGTAACAATTATAAGCGTTGATTCAAAAGTCCGCATTTTTATCAAACATCTTAATGCCACAACATATATTATTAATTGAATAGTTAAATCATATTGGGGAATATCGAATATCACACGATTCAAAAATGAGACTATTGCTATGACAATTGAAGTTAAGATGATTTGCTTTTTATATTCCAGAAAGGGCATGCGGAAAAGCTTAAACGATATTGCTAATACAGACAGAGCATCGAATATACTCAACACAATGAACACGAGATCCCCCAGCTTCAACCCTCAACACCATCACTTTCCGACTTTTTTTTTTCGGATGTAGTCTTCAGCTTTCTTTTTTAGCCAGATCGGCGTACCTTCATCGAGGGTTGCATCTGGTTTGATGAAGTCCCCTCGATAGTTTGGATTCAAGGCGCGGCGTCCGGCTAGAGAAATGTTCTGACTGGTCGTGTTGAGGGCTTTGGCAATCCATGAAGCTGTAACAAACTCTTTGATATTTTTCCCTCCGTCCCTTGTCTTCTCTGAACTTCGTGGAAAATTTTCCACCAAGTCGCTTCGCTCTCCCTGCCGATCCTTCGCCTTTAGCTTTTCGATGTCTTCAACGTATTGCTTGCCTGACCCAAAGCCAGTCTGTTCGGCTACTATTTCCTGTTCTTGGAACTGGATTATATTTCTAATTATATCTAATAGCTTTCACATTGCAAGCGAATGTTTGTTCTATTTTTGCCCCATTATTCGGAGAATGTCTTCCTTTTTGCCTTGCACAATTCGAAAGCTCCTACCTGCTGGATGCCTGTATAGCTTCCTACCCCGCTGATCCACACGACGGGGAATATCTTCTTTGCTGGCTGCCAGTCTGCTCGCTCCCATTCACCGCTGTGGAAGTAGGCCTCGTAGCGGTCCAACTTCTCCTTTATGACTCGCTCCGAGAACACGGTCCGCTGAATCTCGATGAACCACGGCGTCGCCTTCCAAATCACAAACGCATCCGGCTCCGGCCGCCCCTTGCCGTACTTGGGTTCGACCTCAAACCGCCGTGGCTCCTCGATCCGGCGCAACTGCCGAAAGAATTCTGCTATCGCTAGGAAGTGTCCGATCTTCGCGCTGTCCTTTTTGATGCTTGGCATCGGGAAATAAGTGTACTTGCGGCGCTCTTTGCTCACTGCTATGTGGCCCTCCCGGCGAAGCCGCAGCAGAGCATTATTTGCCTCCCGAACCGGGTTGCGCAAACCGCTGAAATGAAGCTCCGCGATGTCGTCCCGTGTGAGGACCCGGAAGCGTTCCAGGTCCGTCACAATAGCTTTATCTCGCTCTCTCATTCCAGTCCACCCCATTCGTAATCTTGGTCTTCTGACGGCGCTCCTGGGCTCGCTGACGTTTCTTCTGGGCGCTTGTGCGGCTCGAGTAAAGCTCTCGCCTTCGGAATGTCCAGGTATGGTGCTTGAGCGTATCGCCATCCGTCCAGTTTGAAGACCATTCGACCCTTCTCGCTCTGTTTGATTTGCGCTGCCTCTCCGCTCCCGAGTGTAATCCGGCTGTTGATTTCATCGGCATGCCGAAACGCCATCCGGACCGTCAGGTTATTCTTTAGTTTGCCGTCCAGGACGTCGGCGTCCGGCCGTTGCATGCTGAGAATCAAGAAGACACCCAACGCCCGGCCGATCGCCCCGATCTCATCGATGACGGCCATAATGTCGGCTTCCTTTTTGAGCAGCGCCACCTCGTCAATAGCCACGACAATGAATGGCGGCCGCTCCCGCTCCGGCAGGTCGACGATATTAGCCACCCCTGCGGCGTCGAGCTGATCCCCGCGCTTCCGGAGCTCCCGGCGGACCTTCATCAGCATCGTCTCCAGTTGCAATGGCTCGACGACGACCTGCTCGGCAATTTGGCGGAACAAATGGAATTCCGAACGCTTCATATCCGCGCAGAGGAGCCGGAGCTTTTCGGGCGGTACAACCTTGATCAGCGTCGTCAGGATCGACCGGAGCGCAACCGACTTCCCACTGCCGGTTTCCCCAGCGATCAGTAGGTGAGGATGCTCTGCCATGTCGTATACTTCCGGACCGCGACGGCTACGCCCAACGTAGATCGGCAGGTGCATGCCGGCTGCCGCTACCTGCGCCTCCTCGAGCTCATAATCAAATTGCTGAACCTCCAGGCGGTAGATGGTCAGGATGAACGTCTTGGCCGTCCCCGCGAGTTCGATGTGTTCGCCGAAGCCTTGCCGAAACAGCCAAGCGTGCTTTAGGACCGCCCCCGGGTCCAATCCGTCCGGCAACATGAAGACAGCCTGAATGCAGTCCTGGTAGATCGAAACGCGCCTGATGGCCGGATAGGTCCGGATCTCCTTGCCCTTGTGTCCCTTGCGCTTGGTGCAAAGCCCACCGGCTGCAAACAGCTGCCGCAACTTGCTTCTCACGCCAACATCCGGCATAGATACATACACCGCTCGGGCGCCGTAGAGACTCGCTCCGGCTGCCGCGATTTTCGCGGCCAACATCATTCCACTCGCTCCGCTCATTATCATTTCGCGCAGCTCCTTTAAACAAATTCAAAATTCTTTTTTACATCTGCATTTTGGCTTGTATTAGTGCGGTATTGATACTAGAACAATTGGTGCTCTATATACCGCACTATTAATTGCACCTATAAAAACCACTCCAGGACTTCATGGGCCAGCTTTCGCGAGACCCGCGAACTGAAGAGATATCCCGCATAGACACTCAGCACGCCGGCCGCGCCGACCAGGCTCCAGCCGATCCGATCACTCATGATACCCTCCGATCTTGCCGATCACCGTCGTGCGGTTCCGGCGGTGCTCCAGGTATAGCCGAAGCATGAGTAGTAAAGCGATCTTGGTCATACGTACACCCCGAACATGGCGGCGATCTTGTGCAGCGCATCCCACCAGGAATCAAACGCCACGTAAGCGCAGGCTACATAACCGGTGATTTTGAGGTAGACCACCTTGCCCCCATGCCCTAGATTCTCGAGTGCAATGCCTCCAAAATGCGATGCTACACCAATACCCAGCACCTTAAAGAGTGGTTGCAGGTCTTCCATGATGTGATCCTCCTATTAGTTGATCCAATCAACCGATCCAAAGTTGGATTCGTTAAAACCTTGTCGTCAGATGAATCCTGCAGCATCAAAGCTCAAATTCGCCGACATCGGAGAATTCAACGACGTCGTTGAAACTAAGAGTGGGGACGTCCCCACTTGTGGGGATGAAGCATCCATATCCCGTTGGATTAGCCGCTTGAGGTAGCCCGAGCGGTTTTTCTTCGTCTGCACCCATTTGAAAAGAGCGACTTGATCGGGATCGTCCTGGCTGAAGTAGACAGGGATTTTCTCGATTCTCTTATCTCCCATCTCCGTACAACCCCTTTGCGATCAGATGGAACGCCTCGACGTTCGCATAGAGGCTCATGCCGGGTTTGAGCAGCTGAGCGGACTTGAAATGCTTCCCGATGTCGGGTAGCAACGCTTCAGCTCCACCGCCGCATAATACGAGGACGTCCTCGCTTTTCCACTTCAAGCGGATAGCATGCGCAATGATTGCTCGTGCAAAAGCTGCTGGATCCGGATTCCGCAACGTCTCCATACCGTTCACCAGCGTATCGCTCGCTCGATCGACAAAGCGCCGGTCCTGCAACGTGCCGAGGTTGACCGTGCCGCTCCCGATGTCAATCACCCGCACGATGCCGAGGCTTGGAACAAGGAGGCCCGCTGCCGCTCCTTCGGCCGCCACTTCGCATCGGCGGATGACAATGACGCGCCGCTCCCCGTTGATGGTGATCTCGTGCCGGCCCTGCAGCATCTCCTTGATCTGACGCTTCTGCTCCGGCGTGTGCGTTCGGATCGGCTGCCCCACGACGATCTGATGCTCCGATCCAGGTGCATACTGGTGAAGTGCGATTAGGACGCGCAGGCGAGCATCCGGATGTGCCTTCGAATCGCCCTTGGTGCTTTCCGCCAACTCGCTTTCATACATCGCCAGAGTCCCAGCAAAACCGTGCTGCCCACCGTATTCCCATTCGAAGTCATGCTCACCGTGGACTTGCTGAAGATTTCGTTCCCGCCAGTCGTAGCCGATGGGGGAGGGGAACTGTCTGAACTGCCGACCGTCATACAGCTTAACCGCGCTGCCGCCGGCATCGATGCCAATTATACTCATGCTGTCATCCCCTTCTGGCGACACTGGTAGCCCTACAAACCGTTCTACGTCGAACGGTTAGCGTCACCAGTGGCGCTACTTGATATGTCACTAGCCTATGGGGATGGCTCGGGCATATTTACTGTTTTCCAAATAGGGACAGGTATAAAATTTTGTAGACTCGGCCATATTGGGAATACGAAATAGATGGAAAGGCCTGAATAACATGACCGGAATAGGGAAAAGGCGGACTGATTATGGAGCTTTCTTGGATAAACACGGAGTCAAACAGGAGAGAATCCGCGAAGAAACAGGGTTGAACCCTGGAACGGTGTCGCGGGCATGCAGCGAGGATGGATATAAGCCGACAAGAAGTGTGCAAAAGATCCTGGTTGAAGCAGCTCGCCGGCTTACGGGAAAAAGCGCACAGCCCAAAGATTTCTGGATGTGAAAATTCTGTATCATAGATAGATACATTTCGTATATTCTAGAATTAAACACCATGATGAGGAGAGGATACGAATGTACGTGGTAGGATTGATCGGCGGAATTATAGGAGCCGTCTTCAGTGCATTTGCTCTTATGATTGCAATGATCGGGGTTTCAATGGGACTAGGAAGCGATGCCGGTTCCGCTAGTAGTTCAGTCGTGGTAACGGGAAGCATTGTTGCTTGCTTGGTTAGTGTGCTCGCCATCTTCGGGGCTGTCATTTCAAAACGAAGACCTCGAACCGCTGGGATTTTTCATTTCGTAGCTGCGGTAGTCGGAGTAATTGGGATCAGCGTGTTTTACTTCATCCCCGCAATTTTGTTAATTGTATCCGGATTCATGGGCGTTCTTAAAAAGGATTCTGTAACATCGGAAATGTAAAAAATCCCCCACCAGCCGCGAAGGCCAGTGGGGATTTGTTTTATTCAAGGGGGATTCCGGCGCACGTCCTAAGGGCATTTGCCATTTGATTGTACCGACCGGGGTCTCGTCCGTCTGCCTTGGCTTTGTGCCATGCAGGGGAGAGCCAGTTGTAGATGATCTCCTGCGCGTTGCTCTTGGGCAGTCCGGCTCCCGCCGCCGCGGCGCGAACGTTGGCCGCCAGACGCTCGAAGTGGCCAGCCTCTTCTAGCAGTCCCTGCTGCAGCGCCGCGTGCCGCGCCGGCTGGATGTAGGAGACGATGACGTGATCGCAGATGTCTGCCGGCAGTTTGGCAGCCGCCGGCACCGGCCGGACCTGAGTCGCTATCTCAGCCGTCACGTCCCGGATCAGGTCGCCGAGTGTCTTGCCGCCGGCAGCAAGTGCCTGGTCGATATCCGACTTGCGGGCCGGGTCCAACTGCTTATGACTGACGATGTGAGTCGATGGCGTCTTACCCCATTTAGTGCAGCACATCGCAAGGTACCAGACAAGCCGAGCGTAAGCCGCTGCGAAGTCGATCTTGCCGCCATAGCATAGCTCGATGCCAAGCGCCGCGGCGTTGGCGTCGTAGCCAAAAATGGCATTGTCCGTCGTCACGTTTTTGATGACGTGATAAGCCTGCTCGGCGGGATCCGGACCGGTACCGGCAGGGATAATCTCAAGGATGCGTTTGTCGTCGATGAAGACCTGTGCCGACGCCGATCGGTCCGTCTGATGCTGGAAGTAGGTCCAGTGGTTATCTGCAGAGGCTCCAGGGTTACCCGTATCATGAGCAACAAAAAAGGCCGGGCTGCCGGTTACTAGCCGGATGCCTGGCCTGACGTTAGAACGCTTGTTGATGTAGCGCCGCTCGATCTGATATTTATTGCTCTCCATCGCCGCCGCCCTCCCCGTTTGCAGCCTTGCTCGTCTGCCTGACAAGCTGATGTCCATAAACCGACACTGCGCCGCACAGGACGCCCTGGATTAGGCTCTCGGCCGTCGGCCCCAACAGCAGACATGTCATCAGGATTGCAACGGCCGTAACGACGTAGACGATCGACCAGTCCGGCACCCGCGGCGTCCGCTTGAGTACATACCCCGCCACCCAGCATACGGCAAGCACGCCGGCCAACTTCGGAGGAATCATAGCTTGAATTGCTGCCCATTCCATTAGATCATCTCCCCTTACTTGATATAGAATCCACCCTTGAGGGCAAAGCCGACAACAAAAACGACGACCGCTCCGCCGATCGCCGTGAGTAACCAGTATGATACTTTTGATATTGCATTCAACCGCTTGTGTGCCGACTTGGTGCTTTCTAATGCTGCCACCGCCAACTTCTCCACTTCCTCGGATCGCCGATATATCTCTTTCAATTGCCCTCTGAAATCATCAAGGGAACGGTTGAAATCGTCCAGTTTCTCGAGCCTGGTAGAAAGCTTACCGAGCTCGACTCTTATTTCCATAATCGTGTTCATCAGTTGCAGTTGGTCAGCTTCCGGCACCCCGACACCTTCTCTCTATGAGATCACGCTTTTTCTATTTGGTCGATGATGTACCATAAGTCAACTTCCCGAAACTCCCCAGCTGGCTTACCTAGTGCAAAGTCTGGTGAGGCCGACATCAGGAGGTTGTAGTCGTCCCCGGTGATTTCGTACCGCTTAGTAGTGGCGATGACTTGATTTTCATCTAAAAGGGCTATTTCAACTACTACATACTGTTCATTCTTATTAAGAAACGTGGTCCTTATATCCTCATACCGAATGGGTTTAGCTACATTAGTGACCTGCTGGACATTAATTGTCTTTTTTACCAGTCTCATTTAAACCCTCCTCATTTTGATTCGGCGAACCAACAGATGGAGATGTTGTTCGAGCCAGCATACAACGCATTTTTGAACCTGATGATGATATTGGTTGCATCCGCGTCTACGTTTCGTATCTCGGCAAATCCGGCATCATTGGAGGCAGGAGAGACCGTATACGCTGTTGGTCGGATAGAAAGCCCATGAGGGATGGTCACCGTCACCGAAGAACCATCTCCACTGAAGACTGCTTTGCCTGAATTGCTTTCAATCCATTTAGTCCCGCTCCAGGTAACGTTTTTGCCGATGTTGAGATCGAAAAACGTTGCGCCCGGTAACCGACCGGTATCTATGGACGAAGGTCGGCTGCTTACCCGCGGAGCTGCAGGAGGAATGTAGCTTTTGACTCCCCCGCGATCGATCCAGCCATAATAGGTGTTTTTATCTCGCCAGTCCGGATCTCCGACACCAATTTCTTTGAGCGCCGCCGAGGAAATGGTGTTGTTGATAATCTGGTTTCCTTCTGCGCCGGGTTGTATGACGACGGCGTAGTTGGTCGTCGAGGTGTTAATAATAGCGTTTTCCGATACAATGGCGTTCTTTCCCCACACAATGACTGGCACAGTGCTCTTGACCGTGTTGTGACACGCCGAGGACCCGTCGTAGACGGATATCGCACGTCCGAAGTCCGCCTGAAAAGGATCCAGAACGGTATTTTGAAAACCTTTCGCTCCATCGAGCAGTTCGATGCCGAGCTCTGCCCCTTTAATGGTGTTTCCCGTGACCAGGATGTCCCCGCTTGCGACGATCCCCTTGTGGGCTCCATTAGGATAGACGCGATTAAAAGAAATCGTTGCGCTGTTCACAACGACCGCTCCAGTTTTAAGTTGAATTCCCGGTTGTGGTGCGCCCTTGGCAAATCCCTGGATAATGTTTCGAGAAATGTCTATATCGAGGCCAGGAATCTTCCCCGGGTTGTAAGCTGCTGAATCGGATACAGCAATGCCTGCGGCGTTTCCAATATTCTTCAACCGGTTCTTCGTTATTTTGGCAACAGTAATTGCGGAGAGAATTATGCCGTAGATCGTCCCGTAGATTCGATTATCGTTGATGGTCATGTTATCGTTTGGATACGGTCCGGACTCAGCATTACAGGTGATGCCACCGCCCTGAATGGGAGCCGCAACGTTTCCGCCGGAAATGGTTGCCCACGTAACCGCATCAAGATCCTTGTCGACGGGATCATGAAGGTAATTCTTTGAGACGGTCATGTCCGAGGTTCCCTTGTTTAAGATGCCGTCGCCCAGGTATGTCCAGGCCTCATTGTCCTCGACAATGACATGCCGGCTGATCCGGCAGACGATAGGCTCCTCTCCAAGATGATGGAGTTTGTTTTTATAAACCCGTGCGGTTTTGCAATCCGTAATGGATATCGCATCTGTAAATTTTGATATTTCGTTCCTACTCACATCAATTTGTGAGCTCGCCCCTACATAAAGCCCCGTCTTGTTCGCTCCCCAAACTGATTGAGATGAACGGACGATCTTCAACCCTTTTACCGACAATCCATCAATAAAAGTGAAGCTAAGTCCTTGATCAGCGACCTCAATGGTTGATCCATTGCCTTCAATCTGGATATCCTTAAGACCTGTGAATGTATAAAGGAAGTTTGGGGCGTTGGTCTTGTAATAACAGCGGGGAGGAAAGACCAAGCGATCTCCGGTCTTGACGGTAGCAAACAATGCAAGCAGGGCCGCTGTATCATTTTCGGACCCATCACCTTTCGCACCTTTCCAGTTGGCGTTTAGACCGCGAACGGCAATTTCTGAATCAAGCGCCTTGAAATTATCCGCCCATTCCTGCAGTTGGAATCCATCTTTTATGGCCCAATCATTCATTTTCATATTGGCCGTTCTTTTAGACGCCATTTCGATTAAGCACCTCCTCAACGGGAATAAGGAACGTCCGCTCGATTTGATCGAAGCTGCCCATTCCCTGCATTTGCTCCAAAGTCAATTTGACTTCCTCCATTTCATCGAATGGGAGATATGTGAAATTGAATTCATGCAGCAAGTGGGCTGATAATCTCTGCTCAACAACACCTTCCATCTCTGCAATATTTTCAGGTATTCCACGCTTACTATAAATCGTTGTTTTAAGGCGATATTCGTCTGGATACACATTCACTTTGCTGCGGTAAAAGTTATTGACCATTGCTTTGAATGCAGGCGTGGTCATCGATTCCGGTCGTCGATTCTTTCCGGGGAGCAAGTCCCTCCGAAACTCCTCAATAACGGCGAGTAAACGAATTATTTCGGCCACCTGCAATTTTTGGGCAGCCGAGAATAGAGAGGACTGCTGCAAGAATCCCGGAAGAAAATCTTTTAGAGCCTGCGAGATATCCCTTGAAGTTGCAAAGGCCTCCGCTGTTGCCTGCCCGTCTGCTTGTCCACCCATGATGATGTAACGGGCTGCCACCGCATCAGGCAGCACTGATCGGCCCGTTGAGTTGCCGGATGTGCTCTGAATACGCACGGGCTGCGCCGAAGCTGTTGCCACCCCATAGGAAGTCCCGAAACTCTTGCGGATCAGAACTGCTGCAGCTGAACAATCGGCGTTCCCAAAGATTGATCCCGCCATTGGAAGGATCAGAACAGCAGCCGCAGAGGAACTTGAACTACAAGATGCCGTGCCACTAGACTCTACAATTGCCATCAGCCATCACCTCAATCTTCGTTCACGATTACGGTGCCGGCGGGCAGCTTCAGCTGGTTCGAGGATGTTATAGGCTGCGAGGGAGTAAGCGATCCGTAATAAAGGAGCTTACCCGCCGTGGCCGCATCAAATATCCCGAAGTGAGTCACCGTCCCCCATGCCGCCGTGGCAACTGGGAATAAAAGGTCGGCGGCATTGCTACTGCTGCCGGTAGTTGGTACCGAGAATGTTGCTTGTTGTCGAGCATAAGAGCCGCCGGACACCTCAGTTCCCGTAGCAGCATCTGTAGGGTCCGACGTGAACAGTCCGACGTATAGAGCCGCGGGCGGTGTATACGCGACGCCACGCAGGACGTGGTTCAAAAGTGCATTTTCAAGAAAATCAGTTTTCCCTGGCATGCTGCATCACCTCATATGGTTAAATTAAGTGCCCCCATTACGGGAACTTGATCTTGCTGTAGTTGCAGGTTTCCGGTAGACCCATTGATTGTCAGTGAGCCGTACTCATAGTCAGAAACATTCCCGGCGGATAAAATGGCCTCTCCGATCCGGTTGAGCTTGACGACCGTTTCCGTAAATGCGAGTGCCTTGAGATAAGCTGTGATTGCTCCTTGCACTTGAACCCTTGCCTCGTCCAATGACCCACCTTCTACAAGCACTAGCTTGGCAGATACATCGACCAGTACCTCCGAAACGCCGACAACGGTTGGCACCGATCCTGCCGTGGCCATTGCTTGGATGAGAGCATCAGCTGCAGCGACAGCCGAAGCGCCTGGCGTCCGCTTGTCGACCGAAATCAGCACAACCTTGACTGTGCCCCCGCCGGCCCAACCACGAAAAACCCGAGCATCATAGATGCCGGGCACTGTTTTTGCCGTCTGCTTGTACTGGTCCGGATTTCCGCTCACAGCTGGTTCGTCACGCTTTTCAATTGCTCTGGCCAGTAACGCCTCCTTGCTCTCCAAGTCTGTTCCGCCGTGGGTTTCTTCAAGGTTTGTCACCGTAACCCCGGGAATGGAGCACTTTGAAATGGAGCCGGCAGGCACATTCCCAGATGCCCCGGCCACTTGTGCCAAGACTTTCAGGGACATGGTTCCGGAGACCGGAATTTCAGTAGCCGCACCCAGAATATCAAAGACCGTCCCGCTTTCTGTAGTCGCAAAGGAGCCTGTCGGGATCTTCGTTCCGGATGGACCGTAAAGCTGAACGGCCCCTTCCGACTTCACGGCCGGCTTGCGCGTAACTCCCTGCTCGGCTGCTATCATATCGACTTCCTCTTCCGATGCATCCTCCGAGCTGCCTGCTCTCACCCGCTTGATCCGCTCAATCTCATCATAGGCCTGGGAAACTTCCAGGGCTACAGGGGCCAGAGCATCAAAGGTAAAGGTCCCTTCGCCCTTGGCCACACCGCCCAGCACGTTGCCAAGCATGCGCGAAAGGATGGAATCAAAGTCCGTCGCCATTTATTCTCACCTCACCGTAGACCGTTTCTGCTGTAAAGCTGATCTTTAGCACATCCTCGGAATGGTCAATGTCGAAACCGGAAAACGACAGGATATAAGGAGTGTTCAGCGCTTCTCGAACATACCTTTCCGCCTCTGACTTATCCGGTGCACTTCGTTGACCGAGCAGATTATCCAACTCATGACCATAATTCCAGCTATAGGCCAAATACCGAAACCGTTCAGTCCTCAGGGTCTTGTAAATCCAGATTTCAAGCGCAGGCAATCCTTCCAACCGGATCGGATTCCCGTCAACAAGTATGAAATCGTTCACGGCAAAATCCCATGCGTACTCTACCCAGAGAGGAAGTTCCGCCTGTGCAGCGCTGTCCACCGCAGACGCGGCTGTATCCTCGGTGACTCCATCAATAAAAGGGAACGGACTGTCAGCCATCGGCAGGCACCACCCTCGTCACTGCCCAACGCCCTGCGACAGGCTGCAGCACGACTTGCTCGCTGTTTTGATGCGTCCAGTTTGGCGGGATATAGAGGTCATCCGCCTCAAGTGTGAGATCGGAGGAAAGTACGGTAATCGGGGACGGCCATGTGCTGGTCACGATTCCGAGAGACGCTCCGGTCCGCTCCGCTTCCTGCTTTGCGACCTCACGGATATACGAAGTTATCCAGGCTATATCCCGTACTCCCGGCGCCGCTACTGCTCGTTTTGCTGGATCCACTGTCTACCTCTCCTCCTTCCTGCTCATCCATGAGATTTTGGAAATTGACCGTGAGCGTGATCGATTGCATGCCGTTTTCCCAGACATGCTCGTCGCTGTCCACGTAAAAAAGACCCACCAAGCCGGTGAGTAGGTCCTGAATTCTAACGGCGTTCCCCGTGATCAGATCGACCTGCCCGGATCCGAATACAGTCACATTGGCCGTCCTCTCCGCGCCCTTGAGCATGGCGCGAGCAGGAGCATGCGGGTCCTTTTTTTTCTTCCTGTTGGTAGATCTCCTGGAGCCGGCCATACCGTTTCAAGTTATCGGCTGCCGTCACCTCGCCAACATAGTTGTCATTTTTATCGACGATTTTGACCGCCGTGACGGCATCCTCGATGCTCTCGGAGTAGGTTGCTTCGGTCAGGTTGGTATCCGCGGTGAGTTTGACGGCAGCCACCCTCGTTCCCCTGCGCAAGACGCTGAGCCGGCCGGCGGACATCCGAGCGATGTACTTGTGGCCGGTGCTTTTGGCAACGCCGCTGTAGGCGATCATGATGGCCTCATATGCGCTCCTGTTGATAGCCGTGAAGCGCTGGCTCCCTCCAGCATCCTCCAGGTATCCGACTGGCACGCCGATTTCAGCGCAGACCGTTCGTGCCACCGAAGCCGCCGTGGCCGCTTTGAAAATTCGGTTGACCTTGGACTGCGTCAGATACCTAAGCCCGTCATAGGCTGTGTACTCGATGCTGCTGCCTGAGAGCGACTTCGACATCTTGAAGAGGTACCCTCGGAAAATTTCTTTACTGTCGTCATCGTAGACGAAGATCATCTCCCCGAGCTCCATAGGAACCTTCGGCATGTTTTTGTCATTCGGTGCAAACAGGATAGAGAAAGTCACCGATCGGGCAGCCGTTGACTTGTCTCCGGACCAGGAGAGCCGGAGGAAGAGACCAGAAAGGTCGGTCTTTACCCCAGCTCGAGAAACATGCTTGAGGGAGATCATATCTTCAACACCTGCCCGATCTGCAGCTTTCGATCATCCTTGATTCCATTCTTGTTTCTGATCTCCGGCCAGCGGCTGCCTTCACCGTATACCCTTTTGGCAATGAGGTATCCCGTATCGCCTTTTTTGACGGTGTACGTCTTCGGCGGTGTTTTGGTCGATGTACGTGCCGCACCGGCGCTATGCGCCGCAGACGAGGCAGTTGTCGCCGGAGTTGGCGCGGCCTGCTGGACAGTGACAATTCGGTATTCCCGTAACGACAATGTAAAATAGACGTCCAGCGGTCCCGGGCGATGGCCGTAGCTGAATGATTCAATGACCATCACCTGGTTCAGGCTGAGCCCCCTCGCGGTGATGAGCAGGCGCAGAGGCTTGCCGCTCTCCTTCCAGCGGTTGAGGGTGTTGACGAAAGTGACCGGCGGCGGAAAGTCCTTATAAACGCACAAGCCATCGTCTTGAATGGGGAAATAGCTTTCCAGTGTGATGCTATTCAGCTGCCGCTTGCCCATTACCAATACTTCACCCAGGTTGTGGACACTTACCGTGTTGTGAGCCATCCCGGTTTGCAGGTCATATGACGTTGGCGGCACCGGTAGCCGTAGTGTCTCCGCGCCGTTGTTATAAGACAAAACTACATCAATCGGCATGAACTGCTCCTCCATTCAAACTGACCTGCTCAATGGCTTGTCTAAGCATTTGGGCAAGTCGCTGGAAGTCGGATTCGTCTCTTACCACTGGGTTATGGATGTTGACGGTGATGGATTGACCGCCTCCGCCGCTCTTCCGCTGGTTCGCTTCCTGGGCTGTAAGGACTTGCTCTCCTTGATGCAGCAAGGTCGGATAGTTGTCGTATGGAACTCGAGCTTTCCCCCAGGCGTTGGCCGTTGGCCTGAATCCAAACCATCCAGCAGCCCCATTCGTCAAAGAATCCTTCCAGGAGGAGAACATATCTTTCCATCCTTGAATTCCTGTAGTTATAGTGGATATTCCAAGCCCAATAGGTCCCGAAAACCTTGCCGCAACCGCCCCGCCTACATTGCCGACCAGTCCGATGTTGTCCCAAATCGCTTTTACAAGTCCGTCCATGATTCCTTTACCGATATTCGTTCCCATAACGACGGCAGCGTCAACAATCGGCTTGCTGTTCTTAAGTCCCTCACCGATTACATCGCCGATGCGTGTCGCTACTTTGGTCAGCTCCGCCTTGCCCTCCTTCTCATACCATCCTTCAAACTGAGCCCTGAGCTGCGCGAAACCAAACTTTACTTTCCCCTCGAAGGACATGTTCTGAAATTCCGGATTGTCTATGAACGTCTTTTGCACATAGGCCCAAGCCGATTTGCCTTTTTCCACAACTGCACGAGCCAACGAAGCCATCATTTTACTGCCGGCATCGAACATTTTTGTGGCGCCACCACCACTCAGATAATCGGCCCATCGCTTGAGTTCTGGCTTCAGGTATTCGAGTGTTCGTGTGCCCATATTGGTTACGCCGGAGCTCATTGTGCCTGTAACTGTCGACCATAGGCCATAGGCAGATTGCCCGAGTTTATCGGCGCCGCCGCGGAACATCTGCGTCAGTCCGATTCCCGATCCATTTTTGAGCTTGGACCAATCCCCGCCAGAAGCCTTAATTTGCGCTTGGCTAATTTTAAATCCAAACTCCTTCATCCGCTCCGTCTCGCCCGTCGCTAGGTCAGCAAGGGCTTCGATAGAGTCGCTGAGAGTCTTGCCAGGGGTAAGAGCCGTCATATCCTCAGCAAGCCTCAGAAGGCTCATAGCTGGCTTGGTTTTACCGCCAGCTATGCCGAGCGCCCTTGTGCCGGTGGAAATGACCTCGTCTGTATCGAACGGGGTGATATCGGCATTTTTCCGGAGATCAGCGATGAATCGCTGCGCTTCCTGTCCTGCCCATAATTTCCCCTGCTTGGGGTTATTGACACCAAGGAAGTGCGTCATAGAAATCATCTGCCGCTCCAGCATAGAGGCGCCTTCGAGGCTCTTTTTGATTAACGCGATACCGCCCGCAGCAACAATTCCTCCTCCGATCAGTAACGGCTTGCTGAGCATCCCTACGATGCTCGTCAATCCGCGGAGCCCGGTTGATGCCATATCCACAGCTCTAACCGTTACCTTGAAAGGCGCTTTTGTCATCCACTTGAGAGTGTTGACCGCCGGCTTGATCTGGGCGCTGAAGCGCTGTGCATGAGCAGTTACCACTACCGCAGCGTTACGGATGGCCTTG